GGGGTGGATCAATGGAATCAGGCCGAAAAACAAGCCAAACTCAGACTTGAAGAGGTAGGATTAAAACTTACTAAGGCAAATGTAAGGGGTGGGACTATCCTAGCTTTGGCAAATCAGGCGAACAATGATATTCACGGAACGCATTGGCCCCCCTTCCACCCTGGGGCGAGGATGTACGACTCGGACATAGCTGAGATAAGAGAGAAGATAAAAAAAGAGAAGCAAGAAGCCGAGGGGAAGGAAGATGAGGGCAAGAGGTCTATGAATGCTAAGTTGAACGGGCATCTGAAAGACAGCAGGAAGAACAGGGAAATCAGGAAAGCACTAGAAAGAAAGTAGGGACATGGCAACATTAACAGGACAAACAGTAGCCGCAACATATAATCAGCTTCTGAAGCTGGAAAGCACTGCCATAACCAGCTCGCCGCAGGTGGTTCAGGACGGGGTGGGGGGTGCTACGAAATTAAGCCTGTCCAACACGGGGGTGACATCAACTGGAACCCTTACGGTGGATGGAGTTTCAACCCTTACCGGAGCAGTAACTGCGACAGGTGGGGTTACTGGAGACTTGACGGGTAATGTTACTGCCACATCTGTCCTTGTTGACGGAGTGAGGGGGACAACTCAGTCTGCTTCTGATAATTCAAGGAAGGTTGCCACCACCGCCTACGTTGACCTAATGGTGGGATCACCGGCTACCTTGGCAGGAGTGCTTGCCAACGGGAACACTACTGGATCAACGAACATTATTGTTAGTGCGAGCCAGTCAATTACCACCGACACGATTTCAGAGACTACTGACGAAGCAGGAGTGACCATTGACAGTGTTCTGGTGAAAGACAACACAGTTACAGCAACTACCTTTACCGGGGACGTAGCCGGGGATGTTATCGGAGATGTAACCGGGGACATTAAGGCCGATGACGCTGCTGCCATTATTACCAGCGGGGCGGATTTAGCTAACTCCTCCATCGGGAACGGGGTAACCGCAACCACGCAGTCATCAGGGGACAATTCAACAAAAGTAGCGACTACAGCTTATGCCGATGCGGCTGGCACAGTAAGCATACAAGCCGTTAGGTGCGCCATCACTGGGTCGGATACTTATTACGGCGCGGGTTCAACCTCGGACGGGGAACAAAGTCTAAACACAACGAGCGTGACGCTGGCGGCAAGCACTACTTACTTGCTTGAGTGGGTCATAAACATTGCAGAGAGCCATGGTGGCAGCAGCTCTGCTATGGACGCTGACGTTGAGTTCTCTACTGACGATGTTACCTACACCCCCATGTACGACGTAAAGCAGTATCACACAATCGGGGGAGGGAGTGGGCATTCCCACGCATTCAGCCTGTGCGTGGGATTTATCCACGGGTTCACAACAAACTCGACAGGGGGAACCTACTACTTCCAGTTCGATACGAATGCATCCTCTGGCTGGATTGCACACGACATAAACCTGAAGATTATGAACGTAAGCGACTTCGGAGGAGGTCAAACCTACACGCAGTCGGAGTAAGAGACATGACGTTAACTGAATTAGCAGACTTTGTTACGACGAAACTTTCCGACACCACCTCGGACTCGGTGACGGTGTGCAAGAGTTTCATTAACCGCCGCTACCAGATGATATGGGATAGCGGCCTGTGGACAGAAACCCTTGGGGTAGCGAGCAAGGCTGTTGCTGCTGAAGACACCGAGATCACGGTTGACAGTGTGCCATCCGTAACCTTTTACCAATCCTCCTCAGCCCCAACAACTTTTGTAGATTTCCCTGTGGCGGTGAAGTTTACCGAGACAGGGAAGGATGATGGGATAAACATTCTCAACGGGGACTGGGTGACTTTCTTCCAGCTTGACCCAAACTCATGGGAGAACGTAACCAACCGCAGGGCAAACCCTACCAATTTTATTAACCTGCCGAAAGACGCAAGCGGGTATTGCCGAATTAAACCTGTGCCTGTCCCCAAGTCCGCTGGATCAGTGTTTGTGTTGGGCAAACTGAAGTGGGTTGAGCTTGGAGACTCGGATACGCCTCCCCTTAGCGGCATTGATAATGCGCTGCTTGCGTTTGCTGAGGGTGATATGTGGGAGCGTGAGAGGCAGATGAGCAAGGCACAGGTTAAATTTACTGAAGCTGCATCGCACATACAGATTATGCGTGACATGGAGAAGGGTCAGAGGCAGTCCATTAGCAGAATCATTCCTTATGTTTATGACAGCTATTCCTTCAGGGATACTGTATCGGATTTCGGGCCTAAAAGCTGATGCCGCAATTTGACAACAACCAGACCGATGACCCAATCGCCCTAGACGGTGATGTCAGCTTTTCGGGCGGTCAGGCGAGCAACGTCCGCAAGAATGTCATAGTGGAAAGCGCATTTGACTTCGGCAAGAACGTGGACTTCGACACATTCGGAAATGCCACCAGCCGCCGGGGGGTGGCCCAGCTTCAGGATGAGGTATGGATCGGTGTCTGGGACTTAATTACTGATGACTGGGATGGTATCGCAGAAAAATGGAGTGCCACCCTTGAGGGTGAGATTCTGAAGATTGCATACTTCGACACGCAGGACATTGAGAAGATAGTGATAGCGGAGAAGGACACCGATGCTGGAGCGTACAAGATAAAGATATGTGGCGAAACGGGGGCGATTGGTGATACGGGTGGCACGTTTGACTCCACAGCAACGGACGTTTACTTCGCTCAACTGGTTGACCGGATGTATTTCTGTGATGGCGTGGGCAATCTCCAGTATGTTGATGATGGCTCCACGGGCCGCACTATAACGGTGGGCAAGGTGACTAGCGTAACAATCGAGGAAAAAGGGTATGGGTACACATCACCTCCATCCGTGACTTTCAGTGCGCCATCCTCCGGCACTACCGCCAGTGGAGAGTCGCTTCTAGGCTACGGAGGCAGGGTGTTGGACATAAGTTTAATCGCTCCCGACTACGGGGGAAGCGGCTATGACAATAGCGATGCGTTTGATGAACCTCCAACCATTGCAATAGGTGCGCCTCCGACTGGAGGGACTCAGGCGACTGGAACTGTGAATATAAGTCAAGTCCCCTCAAAGCCGAAGCTGCTGACAAGTCACTCTAACAGGCTTTTCTGCTCAAGCGCAGACTCCAGTGTGCCTCCCGACACCCTCTACGTGTCTGACCTGCTTGATGGCGAGTCGTGGGACTTGCTGGGCAACAGCATCAGGGTTGGATCAGGCGATGGCGATGCCATCACGGCATTGCTGCCTTGGTTCGGGTTCAAGTTGTTGGTGTTCAAGGAGCGCAGCGTGTGGAGTGTGGACGCCAATCCAGCTCAAGAGGTTGGTGACTGGGATATCAAGCTCATCAATAATCGGACGGGCTGTGTGGCCCACCAGACCGCGCAGCAGGTGGGGTCGGACGTGCTTTTCCTTTCGCGTGATGGAGTGAGGAGTCTGTCAACGATTGAGGCTGGCTCGCAAACCGACGTTTCCTCTCCTCTCTCGGCCCCTATAAACGATTTTATTGAGAGAATTAACAGGGACTACACCTCAAAGGCTTGTGCGGTTTTTTATCGCAACCGATACATGCTTTCTGTTGCCCTAGACTCGGATACCTACCCGAAAACTGTGTTGGTCTATAACGCCGAGCAAAAGTCTTGGAGCGGATTCTGGTCAGGCTGGGAACCTCGGAGTTTTGCGGTGACTGCGTTCGGTGGGAAGATACGCCTTCAGTTCGGGGATAATTGTGGGAAGTTATACACATGGTTGGACTATGTGGCCGAGTCTGATGCCACGGAATCCTATTACAAGGATCAGACAGCCGACTACGAGACAAAGATATTTAGTCGCGGCTACAATTTTAAGGAAATCTACGCCGACAAGCTGGGTTATCAGGTTGAGTTTGATGTGGACAACCAGTTCTCCAATGACCAGTTGCTTAGTTTCTTTTACGTTAAAGGGATGGCTGGGGATAGTAATGGGATACTGCTTGAGACAGGCGATGCGATGCTTACCGAGGATGAAAAGTTGCTGCAAACGCAGGTTCTTGGGGTGCTTGAAAGGGATGTGTCAGTGCCAGCTAGGGACGCCCACTTCGTTAAGGCGTACAATATGCTGAGTCGGGGGAAATTCAAGGAGATGCAGTACATGGTGGCAGCGGAGTCCGGCAAACTTTCGTTGCACGCGATCAAGACAAGCGCATTTGTTGACACAATCAATCCGCAACGATGAAAACTTTCCCCAAGGCAACCCATGAGATGGCAGAGTTGATTCGGAATAATCTGGATTTTTGCCGGGAATGGAGTCGTGAACGCCTGTTGGGTTGGGTACAGTGGTTTGTGAATAATGAGCGTTGTTATGCCGTGGCGAAAGGCGGGAAACTTGTTGGGGTGACACTTGCGCGGTATGTTGACAATGAAGAGGACTGTCATACGCATTATCTGGACACTAAAGGGCCGCTTTGTTACATCGAGGTGACGGTTTGCAGTCACCCGTCCGCTCTTAGGGCAATGTACCGCATGATATGGAATCATCTGGGGGAGAATTCAGAAAGAGTGGCGTGGATGCGTCATAAGTATGGGAATAGAATCACAATGGTAGATATGACCACGGCAAAACGTCGCTTAATGAGGAATTAGTTATGGGAAAAAGTTCACCAGCACCACCGGAACCCCCGGATTACAGTGAGGCAACACGAGAAGGTATATTTGCCGAAATAGAATCATTGCCAGCACGCCGAAGGCTGGAATCTGCCTATCGACTGGGTCAGCCAGTCACCTACACCGACCCCCGCACCGGAAAAGAGGTGTCTGCCGACTTTACTGGGCTTGGTGACATAGATATTACCAGAGCAGAGACGGAAGCGTTGCTGGGGATGATCCCCCAGATGTCTGAGGCGCAGCTTTCCAACCTGATAGAGTATGGCCCGCAATATATCGCTGCGCAACGTGACCAGATGCGGCAGCTTGACCCTGAAGGGTTTGATCTTAGGGAAGAATTCGCCGGGAGACTGAGGAGAGGTGAAGGGACAGCGGGAGAGTTGACCGATGACATTGATATTCCTGAGTACGAGGAGATTGGTGCTGCCCCCGTGCTTGCGGATGCAGAGATGACTGCCGCCGGGAGGCGTGAACTTGAAATGCAGCTCGCTGACCAGTTAATGCGCGGGGAACAGTTAACCGCACAGCAGCAGAGGATGCTGGAGCAGGGAGTTCGCAGGGCTGGAGCGACTCGCGGTCAGGCGTTGGGTGCGGCATCGGGATTGCGGGAGGCGATTGCAAAGCTGGAAGGCGGAATGCAGTTAGGCCAGCAACGCAGGGGCGAATACTTGGGTTTCTTGGGTAGCGGCCAATCCGAGGGTGATGTGGCCAACAGATTGGCCCAGCAAAACTTTGCAAACACGATGCAAAGGGTTCAGCAGATTAACCAGTCACGAGGAGAGGGTTTCGCGGCACAACAACAGGCTCTTGGAACCCGATTGGCTGGTCGCCAACAGGACGTGGGCAACATCCAGTCGCTACTGGGGTTACAACCTGTGGCTGCACAGGCAGGAATGATGGCTGGAATGCAGCAGGGAGCATCCCCGTTTGCTGCTCCGCAGATGCAGAGGGGAATGGGGCTAGACCCGAATGCGGCTGGTCTGGGGGCTGGTTTCGCACAAGGCGTATTTGGAACTCAGGCGAATATCTACGGGACGCAAATGCAGAACAAGACAGGGCTGATGGATACACTCGGACAAATGGCGAAGGGCTACAGTGCAGTGGGAACAGGCTTCGGCGGGTCTAGAGGGTTTGGACATGGTTGGTCTGACTCTGGCATATCGGGATAATAATTTATGGCTAACAAACATTTGGAGGAGTACCTGCAGGAAGAGGAAAAGAAACGCGCTGATGCTGAGGAAGCGGCTAGGCAAGCTGCTGTCCTGATGAAGCCGCCCGCAACTGAGGCGGAAGGGCTGAAATCCCCAGTGGGAGGAACTCTGTCACCAGAGTTAGATAAAGCATTGGCGAGACTTCAAGGTGATGACCTGTCTTTGTGGCGGGAAAAGCGGCTCTTGAAGGCGGAAGACAGGAAGAAGATTGAAGCGCAAGAAAAGCGAGCTGCTCGTCTCGCTAAGAATCTGGATACAGACGCGAAGAAGGTGGTGGCAGAGGAGCAGAAGTTGCAGGAATTATGGAAGGGAGCTGACGAGAAACACCCACCTCCGTCTAACTTGGACACACTATTCGGCTTTGCGACTATGGGGTTTGGTGAGTTGTTGCTTGGTTCCCCCGGAAAGAGGGGGAGGAACCGTGCGGCAAAGAGTCGTATTAAAGAAAGGTTTGACGCTCTGAGGAAGCAGCGGGATGATGTGACGAGTGCTGCTAAGAAGTCAAGAGCGGCGAGTGTTGCAAAAACCCTTTCCCAAAAGGGCGAGACTGATTTAACGAGCTGGTTGGGAGCTATGCTCAATAGAGGGTATTTTTCGCCTTCAGAGTGGAAAATCTTGGACCCCTCTTCAGAGCGAAACATAGCTCTTTATAATGCTGTTACCGGCCCCAACCCATCCACAGAGGCCAAAGCGCAACTGGGGTATCTAGCCGCGATAGCAAAACGTGGTGAGGATGCGCGGAGAAGGGAGACAGAAAAGCGGGCTGAGGTGAGCAACGAAGCGGCGGGGACTGCTGGGAGAGCGGCATATGACGTAGTGACCGGCGACGTTATTTTGCCTCCCGACTTCGACAAGAACTTCCCGCCGGGGAGCCTACAAAGGCAGATATTCTTGAGAGAAGCGGGTCAGATGGAGGTCGAACTTTCAGGGGAATTGAGTCAGCAGATTGTGACAAACAAGCCTTACGGGATGGAGATTCTCCAGAACATTATGCGGGCTAAGGGCGGCCCGCCTCTCGAAAGCGCGAAGTGGCTGGAGGAAAATCCCGGGGCGCAGAGAGTGTACTTTAGCACCAAGGGTATGAATGAGCTTGAGAGGAGACAGGGGATTCTTGAAGGGTATAAAGCTCGATTCAACAAGCCAGCCATGCACGATGCTGGTCTGTACCAGCAAGAGGCGGAGCTTAGGAGTGCCATCATATCCAACCAGAACAAGCTAAACCCGCCAAAGCTCACCAAGAGGCAAAGGGAGAAAGGAGTGGAGCCGCCCAAGCGACTGGAGGCGGAGGAACGCACGAGGATATTGGAGGCAACCAATAGGCTGAAGAAAGCCCTCTCCTCAGTCCTCGACGAGTCTGCTGGAAACTATACAGCAATGGAGCTGTTGATAAAGGATTATGACGCTGATAAGGCCAAAGGGGAAAGTGTTGCTAACGCTGTATGGGATGCGGATCGGTCGGTGGGGGCGAAGACATACATGGAATTTAGGAAGCTGATAAGGCCAGACGATGGTGTCTTGAGGGAAGGTGCGAATCGAACATTTGATGAGAGCGAGGTGGTAAGCATAAGGAACGATGACGATATATGGATTGATCCACGGACAAAGGAGCCTGAGCCGGACGGCCGGTCTTGGACTTTATATGACAAGACCTATTTCGAGTGGATTCCGCATCCGGGCAAGGCAGGGGAGAAAAACGGGTTTAGGGCGGTTAAAGAGGAATTTTACCCGTGGCTGGACACATTCAGGGAGATAGTCCCCCAGTTTGTTGGTGGCGCAACAAACCAAGAGAAAGAGGAGATTTTTGATCTAGACAAGACATCGCTTCGCCGGTCAAACCTTTACTTACAGCCACAAAAGGATGTCCCCAGAACCACGACTCCCATTGCCACGCCAGACATTCCGGACACAGTCAGGGTTTCAGTGCCAGATACTGGCATCGGGGGGCCACTGTACACCCGAAATCCTAAGATGATTACCCCAATGATGAATGCAGAGATTGAAAAGGTGCGTGGAAAGTATGTGCCGCAAGGGTGGGGATTGGAAGTAAAAGACGCTGGCGGTGTAAAGAAGTACGTTGATACTCTATTTATCATAGACGATACGGGAACTAAATTGAAAAACGGACAAAGGATGAAGGATATTGTGAAGGAGCTAAATCTAGAAGAGCAAGAACGCTTTAAGGATGCTGCTAATTCTGAGGGAGAGACTGATGCTAAGAAGACAGAAGCAATGAAGAGGGTTTTGATTGAAGTGTTGGAGGATCGGCTGATCCCAGAAAGCTACAGCCCGTAGCATTTAGATTCTCATGGCTGACAAACCCCTATCCGCACTGGCTCTGGAGAAGCTGCTGGAAGTGGAGGAGAAGCGCAAGAAATCCGCGCCAGCACCCGCCGCTCTCCAACCTGCCACGCCCAATGCCCCTCCTGCCCAACAGTCTGCGTTGGCTCTCAAGAAAATGTTGGAGGTCAATGCAGAGAAGGAGAAGCGTAGCCGTGAAGCTGAACTTGCCTCCCAGCCGTTACCACCACTCGACCTACCCACTGAAGAGGACAGGGAGAGCCGTGCGGATATAGAGAGTGCTGCCGAGTGGTATGGTGGTGTCAAGAGAAGGGAAGAGGAGGAAAGGGAGAGCAAGCACAGGGAGAGTCAGTTGAAGTTCGTTGGGGAGTATCTTGGGCTGGAGAGAAGACGCTCCGACATCAATGAG